TACGTTATCAACTAATCAACTACTAAACATCAACAACGTGAGACGCATTGTGAAGCAATGAGGCAGTGCCGTCAATACTGTGCATTTATACAGTGCTCTATCAGTGCCTAGGCATTGCCTATCAATGACTACAGACATAGTTATATAGGCGATATTGACCATTAGAAGAGGTAAAGGTCTAGAACATATTTATACAACAATGACTTATGTGCAGAGTCTAGAACAATGTCTTATAGGCAATGCCTTGTCAGTGCTTACATATCAATGCCTTATACATTGCCTTATATCATTGATAATCAATGCCTTAGATACATATCACAGAGAGAGTTAATGATATGTTGAGCAATGGTTGAGCTTCTACTCGGCGCTAACAGATAGCAAAATCAATGACTTAGTGCATTGTCTGACCATCCAATTAGCATCAAGTAGGCAATAACATCACGTCGGTCGTTAATTGACTGCATCGCAACGGCATCGCTTCTACTCGCAAGGCACTGATTCTATTGAAGAAACAGCGGGCGCATCCTTGCATCAACCAAGGCATGGAGCCTTGTATTGCTATACTGTACTGATGCCAAAACAGGGCTAAGGCACTGATTTACAAGGGAATCTGCAATGCTAGAGGCATAGAGCGAGGCACTGCACAGCCATGCACAGCCCTAGAGCGATACAGATGCCGCCAACCCATACCCTCAAAATGCCCGGCAATGGCCCTAAATGGCCCGCTGTGCCCTTCGCAGTGCCACGCCCATGCCTACCCATTGCCGCCAGCCCTGCGCCCGCCCCGAGCCGTTCTGGCGAATATCAGCATTTGCTAATACAACTGTTCAAGGAATGTTGAAATGAAAAGGTCAATGCCCTTGACCTATTGCACTGTACAGATAGACAGTATTGACACTGCCTACCTGCTGTGCTACAATGACCGGGCACGGGGGAAGCCAGTGGCGCGCAGCGGCGCAGCCTCCCCTCGCATAAGCGCATCAAATTTAAGTCCGTGCCAAGCAATGCACTCCTTCAAAGTCCTCGCATAGCCATATCATAGCCCATAGGTTACTCCTGTTTCTCTATAATGTCGTGATACCATGCCCGGAGTGCAGCTTTATCGGCATTGCATAGCCGCAGACTGAGCTTAAGTCCCTGATTATAAGAGAAGAGTTGCCCATTAGTACGGACTTCTACAGCCTCGGGGGCAGGGCAATCCTCAAGTAACTCAGTCGGTGGGAGCATTGGGCCGCTTGTCGAGCAGCCGAAGGCGGATAGGCTCAGGCAAAGGCTGATCAGCCCAGTCCTTAGCCTCGGCCAGTGCCTCTTTGTCCAGTTCGTCATTGACGGTTTTCTCCTTGTTCAGTTCTTCGGCAGCCTTCAGGCGGACAGCCAATGCCCTTGCCGCTGCACGAGAGGCCCGCAGAGCGGTTTTCTCGGCCTCAAGCTCCTTGGCTATACCTGCCACCTGCGCAGCGGCTCCTGCGGCCTCCTGTGACTTCAGCCAGCCCCACCCGGCCCCGGCAATGCCTACCACTACGGAGACAAGGACCAAGGCCAAGCGGAGGTAATTCACGATATTCAGCATGTCAGCCCTTCCATAAAGCGCCTTTGCTCTTCTGCTCGTCGTTTGACAAGACCGGGTAGTACCTTCCCACCAGCTTTATTCCAACGAGGGAACTCACGTGCAGCACCGCAGTAATCGCCAGCATTGAGCTTACGACGTAAGGTACTGTTGCGGTAAGCATTAAGGCCGACATTGTAAGAGAAGCTGACGAGTGCATCGAGTTGTCCTTGCGATAGCGGGACATAGGTATAACGTTTGACTCCATCAACATACTCCTTGGCTTCTTCATGCAGAAGATCAATGCACTCTTGCTTAGTCTTCGTTTGCCCGAGCTTTGCTGTCTTGATGTGCCCGTAACAGATCGTCGGGATACCTACAGGATCAAGATAAGCAGTAGTCCGCAAACCCTCGTAGCCTGCAATCATGGTAAGCCCTGCCAGAGACAGGGCTACCGCAGACTTAGTTAGCCTGCTCTGGATGCTCATTACGGCGTAACAACAGGCTTCAGCGGAGTAACGGCAGCGGCGCAAGCAAGGAAGAATGCTTCCAGTGCAACGGCAGAATCGACAGTACCGCCACTAGCATTAGCAGCAATCTCACAGGCACTGATGGCTTTGACAGCCTCAATACGAAGACGCTGGCTATTGACGTAGATACCCGGCGACGGCAGATCAGTAATACGCATTATCTGTACCTCTTAGTTAGGATTGAGTTGGACCGGCTTGGTCCTTTGGTTGAGTAACGGTTGTGACCCAGTGGGTCTTTGAGGAACTTGGCAAGCTCGGCTTCTTTCTGAGCTTCGACTGCCTTCTCTTGGTCAATGGCAAGCAATGCCTGCCAATGCCTTACTGCACCTTCTACTGCATCAAGACGGTCATCATGGACTAGAGCACCACGCTCACGACTCAGACGAGCCAACTGAAAGAACAGGCTGTAGGTCTGCTTGACATTGATCGGATAACGATTGAGGCTATCATCCTCAGTCAGTGCTATCTCTTCATTGACAATCAGGCTACCACGAGCAATCACAGGCTCGAGAGTCTGGATGATACGGAGTTCCTTCTGCCCAGTCACATAATCGTCTTCGACCTTGCACTCATGTGCTTGTCGAAGGATAGGCAACCAGACTTCGCGGAATGCACCGAAGCCCATGTTCTTCTCGATCTTTACTACATTGACTTCCCACCTCTTTGCTACCTCGGCCAGCCCACGCAAGACAGGCTCTTCGTAGCCACCGGGGAAGCCGCCAGCATCCAGCAAGTAGATGTTCCCGTTAAGGAACCCTGTCACTGCGAAGCCAGTCTCGTCACCATTGCGGCCACCACCGGCAGGATCAACGTACATCATGATGCCCTGCAACGGGGCAAGCTCTTCCGAAATAGTATGCGGCGCAGACATTTGGAAGTTGAAGCCTGCTGACTGATAGCTCTGCAAGCTGGCATTGCCAAAGCCACGGACAACAGCCATAGGCAAGGCACCACGCGTCAGCCGCATCACAACCAAGTCCTTGGTCTTCAGCGGGTAGCGCAAGGCATCGAGCATCCGAGTGTTCAGCATGTGCTGAAGCTGGAAGTACGACGGGCCTTGGTCACGTTCCTTGTGCTGTAGCTTGTCCTCGTCCAGTAGCTCAGGGTCAGTCGGCTGCCCTTGGTCGCCAAGGTAGCCACCACCAGTGCCAAGACTCGGGTCGAGCTTCAGCCTACGGGCAATGATCGGAGCAAGCATGTCGCCGTAGTTGTCCATCTGTTCAGGCGTAGGATAACGTCCCGGCCAGATGCGAACAGTGAAGCCACGAGCGGGCAAGGTGTTATAGATGGACTCCATTGTCTGCGGAGTGCCGAGGTAGATGATACGTCCCGACTGGCAGATAGAAGTGAAGTCACGAGTCAGGTTAAGCAGTTGCTCACGCATTGTCGCAGTCTGCGAGTTCTTTGCAGATTCCACGTCATCAGCGATCAGAATGTCAGCACGCTTACCTTGAAGGTTTGCAGTCACTCCTGCACAAGCTACGGACGGAGACTTATCAACACCCTTGAGAGTGTAATGCACATCGAATGCTTCTACCGATGTACGGTCCCCATGTGTCTTGTCAGGGCGTAGGCACTCAAGTTCATCCATGCTGAGGATCAGCCGGACGATCAGGGTGCTAATTTCGTTGGCCTGCGTGCCGCCTGCGGACACAATAAGCACACGGCAACGAGGTTCATGGATCAATGACCAGACAGCGAAACAGGCAGTGATGGTAGTCTTCGCCTGTGATCGCTGTGCTTGGATCATCAAGTAGTGCGGCCCGTATTGCAGGAACTCGCCGATGTTCTCTTGAATCTCTGTCACACCAAAACCAAGGTGTGCCATTGCATCCTCAAGGAAAACGACAAAGCTGGAATAATGCGCTTGCAAAAGTTCCAGCTTCTTCCAACGCAATAGAGCCTCGTGCGAAGACTCTTTAGCCATTACTGAAGGAACTCCGTCTGAGCCAGTGCTGCGTCAAGGTCAGCTTGGGTAAGGGCTACCCGCTTGGCCTTGCGATCCTTGAGCTTCTGCTCCAACTCCCCAATAGCATTATCCTCGGTAGGCATACAACTGATGTTGTTATCCTTGAGGAACTTCACTGCCACAGCAAGATCGGAAGCACTAGCTTCACCGGACTGAATACGATCCTTCAGAGTACGGGCAATGACTTCGTGCAGTTCGCCTAGAGCGCCTTCACTTGCTGCCATCGTCTTTCCTCCTGTGTCTCTGTCCCAACTTATCACGAAGTAGGAACCCAATTTGCAACACGGTGTAGAGGGCAGTGAGCATAAGCACCCAGTCTGCCAACCCTACACCCCACAACGTCAGACCACCGACTGTAAGAGGCGGTGCTGCTTTTACTGCTTCTGTCACCGCGTTCAAGTCGGTGCTGCGCACTTGTACCTCCTTATGATGCAGCATGCTGCGCACCTATTAGGTTACGGGAAGACCCTCGACCGAGCCTCTTCTCGGGCCATGCTAACCTCTTCAGGGATAGCTACGCCGGTTTCATAGAACCGAGTGACATACCAGTCAGTATCAGCAAGGTACTTGCGTGCCTCGGTATTGATCCGATCAATCTCGGCTTGCTCGGCTTCTGCCTGCTTCTGCTCGGCAGTCTTCATCTTGGAAAAGTCAATCATCGCGGAAGCTCCACAGGACCGTCAGCCGTCACGATAATAGGTTGCGGAAAAGCCACTGCATGACTCGGATTCGGACCATGCGGAAGCGTCAGGGTGAGAACAATCTCGCCATTGACACGCTCAACAGGGCCACTGAACAGATCGCTGTCGATTGCTTCAGCGGGTAGCGTTGCACCTTCAGGCAGCGGCGAGAAGTCGTAAGTGACGCCATTGACGAT